GTAAGCTTTTTAGGTAAAGCTAATAATACGGGTGATGATAATGCCTTGTTTCTTAAAGTATTTTCTTCGGAAGTTTTAGCAGCGTTTGCAAAAGAAAATAAAATGTTACCTATGACAATGGTACGTTCTATTTCTTCAGGCAAGTCAGCACAATTCCCCGTCTTCGGTAGGGCAGCTGATGCTGAGTATCATACTCCAGGAAATGAGATTACTGGACAAGTAATCCAACAAAATGAAAAGATTATTACGATAGACGACCTTTTGATAAGCCATAGCTTCATTTCGGAGCTGGACGAAGCAAAAGTTCATTATGATTATCGGTCAATCTATTCTAAAGAAATGGGCGAAGCACTCGCAAGAAAAATTGACGAGCATTTATTACAGCTAGTAGTACTAGCAGCTCGTTCAAGTGCAACAACTAATGGAACTGGTAGCGGTAATGTTATTGTCGATGCTGATGCTAATACAAATGCAGCAAGTTTAATTACTTCTATATTTGAAGCGGCTGAAGATTTAGATAATGATAACGTTCCGTCTGAAGACAGATTCTGTGTAATGACTCCAAACTTGTACTACAACCTAGTACAAAACGACAAAATCTTAAATAGAGACTTTGGCGGACAAAACGGAGTTTACTCAGATGGGTCTGTACTAAAAGTAGCTGGTATCAATATTGTGAAAAGCAATACTGCTACTACTGCATTTACAGACAAGTCTGGTGCTTCAACTACTGGTCAAAACAACACTTATACTGGTAACTTCTCAACTACTCAGGCTGTAGTGTTCCACAAATCCGCTGTAGGTACGGTGAAATTGAAGGAGCTAAACATGCAATCTGAATTTGATATAAGACGCCAAGGTACATTAATGGTAGGTAAACTAGCATATGGACATGGTATCTTAAGACCAGAGAGTGCAGTAGAAATTAAGCTTTCATAAGCTTAGTAATCAAGTGCTAGCTCCCGTGAACTGAAATAGGGAACTACGGAGCTAGCCATTTATTCATATGTCACAAACAAATACATCTGAGCTACAAGCAGTAAATACTATTCTATCAGCTATAGGTGAAGCGCCCATCAACTCTTTGACTGGAACTTTACCAATAGATGCAACTCAGGCTAAAAATATTTTAGTTGAGATAAGTAGAGAAGTACAAGCTGCGGGTTGGCACTATAATAGTTTTTATAAATTTACATTAAGTAGAGATACAGATAACAAAATACCACTTGCAGAAAATATCATGCGAGTTGATTTAGATATTAATAAGCATTCTGTTTCAGATTTTGATGTAATCAAAAGAGGGAGTTTTCTTTTTAATAAAGTAGGTAACACTTTTGTTTTTGATAAAGCATTAGAAGCTAAAGTAGTTTTATTCTTACCTTTTGACGAACTCCCAGAAAATGCAAGACGATACATTACAATTCGTGCTGCTCGTATGTTTCAAGATAGATTGCTTGGTGCAAACACACTTCATGGTTTCCAATTACAAGATGAACTAAATGCACTTGCAGTTTTAAAACAAGAAGAAGCAGATACGGCAGACCACTCAATCTTTAATAATTTAGACGCAATCAACATTATAAGCAGATACAATTCAGATACTAACCTCAGCTAATGCCACTTATAAATCACTCCATACCAAACTTAATTAATGGCGTGTCTCAACAAAGCGAAAGCTTGAGACTAGGCTCTCAAGCAGAAAGTCAAGTTAATGGTTTAGCAAGTGTAGTAGAAGGATTGAAAAAAAGAACGCCTACAGAATTTATTAAAAGAATATCTACTTCTACTCTTTCTAATCCTTTTATTCATACTATTAACAGAGATAGTAATGAGCGTTACATTGTCATTATTACAACTAACGATATAGAAGTTTACGGTATAGATGGAACTCAATACACAGTAAACAAACCATCAGGAACTGCTTACTTAAATGAAAGTAATGCAAAAGATACTTTTGAAGCGCTTACGATTGCTGATTTTACTTTTATAATTAATAAAAACAAAACTGTAGCTATGGATAGTACAGTTACAGCATCACGTCCTTTTGAAGCTATCTATTCTGTAACTCAAGGCGTATCACAAACAGAATATAATTTAATAATTAACGGAACAACTTATACTTATACAACAACCTCTACTAACTCTAGTTATCAAACTACAGAAATAGTAGACCAAATCGTTTCACAAATCTCAGGTTTATCTGGTTTTACAGTTACAGACCTTGGCTCAGATATTCATATTAGTAATAGTTCAGATTTTACAATCAAAGCTACAGACGGCTTTGGTAATCAAGCAAGCCAAGTTGTAAAAGACTCAGCGCAAAAGTTTTCTGATTTACCTACAGTAGCGCCTAATGGTTTTGAGATAGAAGTTACTGGTGACAATAGTAACGCTTTTGATAACTATTATGTAAAGTGGGTATCTGATAATTCTAATGATGGCGGACATTGGAAAGAAACTCAACAATCAGGCAACAAAGATAGTTTAGATACTGCAACGATGCCTCACGTCTTAATAAGACAAGCAGACGGACAATTTAGATTTACGCCAGCTAATGGCTCTACTTATACAATTAGTGGAACTCAATATACTGTTCCTGAATATGGAAGTAGGGTTGCTGGAGATTTAACATCATCACCTAATCCATCTTTTGTTGACCAAAAAATGTCTGACATATTTTTTCATAGAAACAGATTAGGTTTTATATCTGGGGAAAGTATAGTTATGTCACGAGCTGGAGAGTTCTTTAAGTTCTTTCCTGAAACAACTACAACTATCCTTGATGCAGACCCGATAGATGTAAACGTATCTCATGTAAAAGTTTCTAATCTAAGACACGCAATACCTTTTAACGAAGAACTCCTTTTATTCTCAGACCAAACACAGTTTATTATGGCTGGAGCAAACATACTTACTCCATCAAATGTAATAATAAATGCAACCACAGAATTTGAAACTTCTCTAAACGCTAAACCAGTATCAGCGGGGAGAAATGTTTTCTTTGCATTTAATAAAGGTAACTTTACAGGAATGCGAGAATACTTTGTTGATGCAGATAGCGATACAAATGATGCAGACGATATAACTGCAGCTGTTCCTAAATATATTCCTAAGAATGTTTTTAAGCTTGCAATAGCAACAAACGAAAACTTTTTAGCTGTACTATCTAGCGATGAACAAAATGCTATCTATTGTTATCAATGGTATATTGCAAATAACCAAAAACTACAAAGTGCCTGGCATAAATTTACTTATGGTGCTTCAGCTAATACAACAATTCTAAACTGTGATTTTATAGAAACAGATTTGTTTTTATTAGTTCAAAGAACTGATGGCGTACATATTGTTAAGCAACAACTAGCGCCAGCTATTGTAGATACAGACGCTACATATCTCACGCATTTAGATATGAAAGTAAATGAAGCTACTACAGGATTATCTAAAAGTTATAACGCTGGTACTAATCAAACAACAATAACACTTCCCTATACAATCTATAATGACATGCAAGTTGTAACTAGGAATGTATCAGGAAGTACAACTATCGCTGGTGAAATAATTAATCCAGTATCTACTGGAACTAACACTATTGTTTTATCTGGTGACCGAACTGGAACAAAGTTTTTTATTGGTGAGAAATATACTTTTGAATATCAATTCTCTCAACAATACTTAGCTTTAGGTGGTGGACAAAGAAGTAGAACGAATATCAAAGAAGGCAGATTACAAATAAGAAACTGGTCTGTTGGTTTTGATAACAGCGGGCATTTTAAAGTTCAGATTACGCCTAAAGGTAGAAGCACTACTACTGAAATATTTAACGGTGCAGTTATTGGTAGTGGTACGGTTAATGGTATAAATTTAGAAGATGGTAATTTTACGTTTGCGATACAATCAAGAAACGAGGGTTTGGTAGTAAAACTTTTGAATGATGAATATTTACCTTCATTCTTTATCAATGCTGAATGGCAAGGATTTTACAATCAGACTTCTTCGCAAAATACTTAATGCCATACATAAAAGTTGCAGACTTAAACGATGTAAAACTTTTATATAAAAATTTACGTCAAGAAGATATAGACGAAATAAAAGCGAACTCTAATACAAATCCATATCACGCTTTGTATACTGGAGTTCAGTATTCTCATTTACCCCTTACTGTTATGGAAGACGATAGACCCGTAATGATAATGGGAGTTATACCTCACGGTAAAAAGTTAGGTATGATATGGCTTCTTAGTTCACCTGAGATAGAAAATATTTCTATACCATTTTTACGAAACTGTAGAGGAGTACTTGACTTATATCATAAGTCATTTCCCGTTTTGTATAATTACATAGATGCAAGAAACTTAGTGCATCTTAAGTGGCTTAGGTGGTTAGGATTTAACTTTATCAAAGTTCATTACAACTTTGGTTATGAAAAAAGAAAATTTATTGAATTTGTAAAATGTGTAACCCAATAGCTTTTAGTATAGCTCGTACAGCACTTAGTATTTATCAATCAAATGAAAGTGCTAAGGCTGAAAGAGAGCAAGCTATAAGACAAAATCAGATAGCAGAGAATGCAAGAATACAAAAAGAAAATGCAGAAAACTTACGTATAAGACAAATTGCTATTCGTAAGAAAGATAAAGCTTTTGATTTAGCTGTAGAGAGTAGAGAGAAAAGAGCAACTGCTAGAACAGCTGCAGAAAGTGTTGGAGGAAAAGCACTTGATAGAGTTGTAAATAATTATCTTCGTCTTGAAGGTAAATTTACTTCACAGATTTTATCTAACTTAGAACAAGAAATAGCAAACTCTCAACAAAACAAAAGACTATTCGCAATGGAGCAAGAAGGCAGACAAACATACATACCTGAAGTTAATACAGCGGGTATCTTTGCTGCAAGTGCGATTGAGTTTGGCGGTGATTACTTAGAATGGAAAACAAGAAAAGAAGAAAAAGATTTAATGCAAAAAAATAACGACATGATGATTAGGAAATTTTTAGATGGTTAGTAAAATTAGATTACCAGAATTACAACCTAGAGAAGAAGCTGCAGTTACTTCAAGTGTAGTAGATGTTTTTTATACTCCAAGAAAACAACCAGTATCAAATGTAGTAGGTGACATTGCAAGGTCTTTAGGAAGCATAGTTCCAGCATTACAACAATATGAAAATGTAAAGGAAGAAGTAGTAAAATCTGAACAAGAAGCAAAAGCAGATAAAGATTTCTTAATGGAAAATAAAAGAGACTTTAAATCTTTAGTAAAAGATGGAACTATAAGAGAAGGAGCTAACCCATATTATGTCAAAAGATACGTAACAAATAGTTTACGTGAGACTGCAAGAACTTTTGAAAGAGAATTATTTGAAGCTTATAGAAAAAATAATCTTGATACTGACTCTAATCCTAGTGCTTTTGTAGAATTTTATAAAAAGTTTTCTTCAGACTTTAGAGATAAAAATAATTTAGGTGCATATAGTGCTGAAACTTTAGCTCAAGGTTTTATACCTTATGCTGAAGCAACTAGAAGTAATTTAGCTAATCGTCACCAAGAACAAAGAATAGCAAACATTGAAAAAGAACAAGTTAGAACTTTAAACGATTTTGTTGAAGGAGAGTTATTACCAGTTGTTGATATACCTGAAGAAGATTTAGACAGAGCGCTAGCAAACTTTAATATTGATGGTGCTGGATTAAATTATTTACAAAAAGAAATTTTATACAAAGCTCAACTGTTTCAAAAAGAAATAGATGAAATGATTGTAGAAGGAATGGACGCAGCCGTTGCTAATAAAACAGTTGTTGACGCAATAATTAATACTGCAAAACTAACAAAAGATGAGTCACTATTAACAATTTTAGATAATATTATTACTGACAAAGACTCAGGAAGTAGACTTGCTGGTACATTTAGAAGTGAAATAACTGATGCGCTTACAGATATAGCTCAGCTAAAAGATACAGAATTTTTAAATAATCAAAGAATAAAAAGAGAAATAGCAGACCAAAGAAAGTTAGACACTCTTAATTATTTTATAAAAAATAAAACAATGTTGTTAGATATTGAGCAAGGTATCAAGCAATATAATTTATTTATTACTTTTGAAAATGAACGTACTGGTGGCAATGCTCCTCCTTTAGATGTTAATGAAGAAATGGCTTTGCGTGAATTATCACAAAAGTACATATCAGGATTACAAAAAGAAAATATTATTCTTGATGATACAGGTAGAGCATTTGTAAAAGAATTAAGTTTTCTATTAGCTAACGACCCTTCAAACCCAAAAATAGCCGATATGATTGAAAGAGGCTGGGGAGTTTATTTCACAACTTCAGAGGGACAATCTTATTTAAGCACTTACACATCAAGAAGAAAACTAGACGGCTCAATCTATACTACTGACCAAAGATACTCTCAGGTTTTTGATAGTATTAATAAGCCATTACAAGCTTTTGCTAAAACTCCTGGCGGTGCGCTAGAAGCAGATTTAGCCGAGTTACAATCAGTTGGTAATACGCAACTATTAGATTTCTTTTACGGCATATTAGAAGATTTCCAAGATGAAAACTTTTTGAAACAACAAGGTCTCATTACAGAAAATCAAAAGAAAAAATATTTGTTTAAAGAAATGAGAGAAGAAGCAGCAAGAATATTAGATATTATTGTTCCAGCTAGCGATAGAGGCGG